CCTTCCTCGGTGAGTATCCCGAGGCGCGCGAGTCCTGGGACGACGGACTGATGCACGCGAAGGTCTCCCTGCGCCGCAAGCAGCTCGCACTCGCCGACAAGAACGCGCCCGCCGCCATCTTCCTCGGAAAGAACTACCTCGCCCAGAAGGACGAGAACACCACAAACCTGAACGTCACCAAGCCGGCCAACGAGATGACCGAGGAGCAACTCCTCGAGATCGCGGGCCAGGCCGCAGCACCGCGGCAGCCCCCGGCGAAGAAGACCGACAGCACAGTCCACTGAGGCAGCGCCAGATGACTTTCGATCGACGCCGCGCCCAAGGCGTCACCGAAAGCATCCGCCAGCAGAGGCGTGAGCAGCTGGAGGTCAGCCTCCAGCAGGCGCGAAATTTTTCCGAGACGAAGCGAGAGATCCAGCCCGAGCCTCCGCCGATCGTTCCGGTCCCAACCATCACCATCAAAGAGGAAATGAAAATGGGTCTCCCCCACCTGGTTATCGTCGGCGCCGACAAGGGCGGCGTTGGCAAGACTGTCGTTGCACGCACCGTGCTCGACTACTTCAAGGCTCAGGGCGTCGATGCCCGAGCGATCGACACGCAAATGCCCGAGGGCAACCTCAAGCGCTTCCACCCGGACGTGACCGAGGTCATCGACCTCTCCAGCTCGGACGGCCAGATCAAGGTGTTCGACTCGCTGCCCACCAGCCCCGTCACCGTGATCGACATCCAAGCCGGCCTGCTGACGCCCACGCTGACCCTGCTCAGCGAGATCGGCCTGCTCTCCATGGTCGAGGACGGCAAGATGAACGTGACTGTGATGCATGTCATCGGCAGCACGGTCCAATCGCTGAGCGAGATCGAGGGTGCCTCCAAGATCCTGACCGGCTCGCGCCACTTCATCGTCAAGAACCACACGAACGACGCCGCATTCTTCGCCGGCCTCAACGTGTCGACTGAAGCCCTGAAGACCGGCACCGCGTTGATCGACATCGCCAAGCTCGACGAGCGCGCCACCGAGTACGTCGAGGCTGCGGCCACGTCGTTCGCCAACTACGCCAAGACCGGCGACTCCTTCACGATGAAGGGCAAGGTCGGCCACTGGCTGAAGGGCGTGTTCGCGCAGTACGACGCGGCCAAGCTCAACATCAAGTAATCGAAGAGAACAAGCCCCCTGACGGGATCGACCGCGGCAGCCGGAAGCGCAAGTTACCCGGTGGCGGTCGACCGCAATACTAAGTCCTGAATTAACAGGACGATCCTCTTGGCCAGAGGGCGTGGGGTCATCTTCTTCTGACGCGGTGGCCGAGCGGCCAGGCAGCGGACTGCAACTCCGCGGAGGCTGGTTCGACTCCAGCCCGCGTCTCCAACCTTCAAGAGAACATGCAAAATCTGATCGACGTCTCCCCCGAGGAGGCGGCGGCCGAACTCCTGCGTCGCAAGAGGGGCCGCGAGCACCTCATCGACTTCACCGAGTACACGCTCCACAAATACTACGCCGATCCGTTCCACCACCTGGTTGCCCAGAAGCTGGAAGCGGTCGAGCGCGGCGAGATCAAGCGACTGATGCTGTTCGCTCCGCCGCGACACGGCAAGTCGGAGCTGTCCACTCGACGCTTTCCCGCCTGGTACATGGCGCGCAATCCCGAGAAAAACGTCATCTCGGCATCCTACAACGGCGACTTCGCAACGACCTTCGGTCGCGACGTCCGCAACATCGTCCAGGGCAAGGAGTTCAAGACCCTTTTCCCGGACGCCAAGATCCGCACCGACAACCGCGCTGCCGATGAGTGGGAGCTGGAGAAGGGCGGCAAGTACTTCGCGGTCGGCGTCGGCACCGGCACCACCGGTAAGGGCGCCAACCTTTTCCTGATCGACGATCCGATCAAGGATCGCAAGGACGCCAACTCTGCCTCGTTCCGTCAGGACCAGTGGGATTGGTACCGCGACGTCGTCTACACCCGTCTCGAAGAGGACGCTGCAATCGTCCTCACGCTGACGCGGTGGCACTACGACGACATCGCCGGCCGCCTCGTCGACCTGGCGAAATCAGGCAAGGGTTTGCCGTGGGACATTCTGTACCTGCCGGCGCTGCCCTACACCAAGAAGATCAAGCACGAGGACGGCACCGAAGAGCTGATCCTCAACGACGACGGCACCGTCCCTGGTGATGCTCTCGGGCGCAAGCCCAACGAGCCACTGGCGCCTAACCGGTTCTCCTATGCGGCTCTCACCGACCGCATGGACGTTCTCGGCGAACGGTCCTTCGCTGCGCTCTACCAGCAGCAGCCGATGGCCGACGACGGCGGAATGTTCAGCGCTGCATGGTTCGAGGCTCCCGGCGAGATGCCGGCCCGCCGCGTTCGCGTGCGCGCATGGGATTTGGCTGCATCAGCCGATGGCGACTACACGGTCGGCGTCCTGATGTCCAAGGACATGAACGGCGTCTTCTACATCGAGAACGTCATCCGCTTCCGCGGCTCCGCGCTCGAAGTCGAGAAGAAGATCTTCGACACCGCGCGCAGCGACGGACACTCGGTCCAGATCGTCATCCCGCAAGACCCGGGCCAGGCCGGCAAGAGCCAGGCCTCAAACTTCATCCGCCGGCTCGCCGGCTATCGCATCAAGGCAATCCGCCCCACAGGCTCCAAGGAGACCCGCGCCGCAGCGTTCGCTGCGCAGTGCGAAGGTCGCAACGTGAAGATGGTGAAGGCTCACTGGAATGAGTGCTTCACCGATGAGTTGGAAATGTTCCCGCTTGGCACCCATGATGACCAGGTGGACGCAGCGTCCGATGCCTTCAACGAACTCCTCGGACCCCGCAAGGCCGCGATCCTTGACTGGTAAAGTCAGGACGTCCCCCAACAATGGCCGACACTCAAGTTAAATACACCCCGTCCCCCAAGACGGGTAATCCCGGTCTGCTGTCTTCGGCAGCCACGACCATGCAGGCTCGCACCGCCATGCTCCGCGCCGTCTACGGCGGCACGGAAACCATGCGCACCAAGGGCGCCGAGTTCCTTCCTCAGTACGAGAAGGAGTCGGACACCCGGTACGCCGCGCGCCTCGCTTCCACGTTCGCTCTCAACAAGCTCAGGGAGGCCGTGGATGCGGCTTCCGCCAAACCCTTCCGGACACTGCTCAAGGTCCAGAACGGCGATCCTGACCTCGATCTGTGGACCCAGGACATCGATTTGCAGGGCAACCACCTGCACATCTTCGCGCACCAATACTTCAACAACTCGATGCTCGACGGCATGTGCCACCTGCTGGTGGACCACCCCGACACCTACAACATGAAGAGCCTGGCCGATCAGAAGGCCTCGGGCGCTCGCCCCTTCATGAAGATGTACAAGGTCGACGACGTGGCCGCCGCCTACGACATGTACGTCGGCGGCGACACCAAGACCGTCCACGTCCGCATCCGTGGCCAGCGCGCTGAGCGCGACGGCTTCAAGGAGGTGCTCTACAATCAAATGCGGGTCATCGAGATCGACCCCGGCAAGACCTCCGGCATCGTCCAGCTCTGGGAGCAGAAGGCGACGTCCGGCGGCTCGAACTGGGACTTCATCGAAGAGACCCCGATCCAGAACATGGCCGAGGTCCCCTTCGTGACCATGTATGCCGGCGAAAAGGAATCCGACTATCTCGCCCGGCCGATCTTCATCGATCTCGCCTACAAGCAGATCGAGCACTGGATCTCCAGCTCGGACCAGCGGTCGATCCTGTCGGCTGCCCGATTCCCGATGCTGGCGTGCTCCGGCGTCCAGATTGACCCGGAAGACGAGAAGCAGTTCGCGATCGGCCCGTACAAGGTGCTCTACGCGCCGGAGGCCAATGGCCGCTGGTACTACGTCGAGCCCCGCGGCACGGCGATCGAGTCCGGCGCCAAGGATCTCGACAAACTCGAAATGCAGATGGACATGATGGCGCTGAACCCGGTCACGGGCACGCATCGTCAGTACGTCCCGCAGAACGAGCGCGACATCCAGGAGACCCGGGTCCACTCGGTCGTCCACGACATGGCGATCAACTGCCAAGACGCGATCGAAAAGGCCATCAAGTTCATGGGCCAGTGGACCGGCAAGGACTACAGCCAGGTCCAGGTGATCCTGAACACGGAGTTCTCGAACACCAAGGACCGGATCGAGGAGGTCAAGCAGCTCGTCGCCATGTACGAGAAGCGTGGCATCTCGCGAGAGACCCTCTTGCGCGAAGTCTACAAGCGGAACCTGCTGGGTGACGACTTCAACATGCAGAACGAGCTGGCCGCGCTCGCTGCGATCGACGCCGCCCTCGGCAGCGCAGATCCGAATGCCAGCGCAACGGCGCCGGCCGCCGACCCGGCGAAACCCGCCGACCCGGCTGCCGCGAACAGCAACGATCCTGCAAACGGAACCGGGACCACCCCGAAGACGTTTGACTTCCCCAACGGTCAGGATCGGCCCAAAAAGCAAATCTGATTGACCGGTGCAAACGCAACTGGTAGCAGGATCGGATGGCTGAGATCATCCTCGAATTGAAAGCGGAACCGTACCATTGCGAGCCCTGCTCACTGCAGCAGGGCACGCTGGTGCGCGAGCTGGTGCGGATGATTCCGAGGTCCGTGGTCCTGTTCGATAAGCTGGTCGGCGACGAGTACTATTGCTGTCCGATCTGCTTTGAGCCCAAGTTCACGGTTAAGGGCAAAAAGAAGATCAAAGATGGCAAAATTGGAGAAGTGGCAGGAAATCCTGAACCTGGAGGCCGCGGCAAAAGGCCTTCCGGCCCCGTACTCGTCAAGTCCTGACGCGGAGCCCTCCATAAGGTTCGGCGACTTGCCTCACCCCGAGGTCTTGGCGCCGCCGACCGCCGCCGAGAGCGTGCGGCAGATCGCTGATGACGTCCGGATGACCCGGAATATTGGCCTCGCATTCCTGCTCGGTCGCATGGTTCCGGGGCTGTTTGCCCTCGGTTTCATCTGGCTGCTCTTCTTCCGCCACTGATTTGCATTTTTCTAGGGGGAGGGGTTGACAGAACCCCCATATCATGCGTATAGATTTGCTTGAATGCAAATGGAGTGACCGTGCAGCTCTTCCTCAGCAAATCCCTCGTCCAAGCCTTCCGCCTGCCTCTCTGGGGCCGCACCGCTGACGAGACGCCGCCGCAATGGCTGGTGGCCCGGATCCAAGCCGGAGAGCTGGAGATGAACAGCCTTGGCGGCCTCACCATGGGCACGCCGTTCGGTGCGCAGTCCTGCGTCGCGGGCGACATCGTGGTCTTCTACCCGGACAACTCGATCGGATTCGAGAAGCCCGAGACGTTCGAACGGGACTTCGAGCCCGTGCAGGATCTCCAGCAGGCCGCCTGAGGCGCCGCTACTTCCTATCCTCACTCAACTTAGCCCGTCAGGATCAAACCTCCTGGCGGGCTTTTTTGCGTCGTGGGTTCGCGCTCCTGGGTGCCACCAGTAGAGCGCGATATCGGCGGTCCTAGCTCGCATCCCGCACAAGACGAGCAGGGATACCCAAGAGCGCGCCGCACGCCCGCGCCGCCGCCGAACATTTCAGCCGGGGTCATGACATGCAGCTCGCCACCTTCGAGCCGGTCGTCCCTCGCCAATCGGACTACGCTCGGTTCTTGAAGGAGTACCCCGGGTACCTCCACCAGATCGCGCAGCTCGGCTACTCGCAAGTCTTCTTTCCGCACAGCGTGGCGTGGGAGCCTTCGCTCATGGCCGCGCCGGACCTATTTGTCGCAGCCTTCGCTGCGCAGGTCCCGCAGCTCCGTTTCGGTATCGCCGGTTTCAACCTTCGCGCCATGGACCCGTTCTCGGTCTTCCAGCGCACGCTCTATCTATCGGCCCTGTTCCCCGGTCGCATCGACGTCGCCTTCACTTGGGCTGACACGATCGCCGGCATCGACAAGCACCACGTCGCTCACAATTCGCGGGATGCGGTCGCGGAGATGGTGGACATCTACAAGGCCGGCTCGCCGAACTTTCCTTCGCCGCCGCTCTATCAGGTGACCACCGGCATCGACCGCTGTCGCTTAGCCGGTCAGATGGGACTCGGTCTGATCACAGCTTACTTCGGGCCTGAAAGCCTGCCGGCGATCGAGGCCTACCGAGAGGCCAGCGCGCAGCCGCACCTCATGGTGATGGTGCCGGCGGTTTGCGCTGAGACGCAGGCGAAGGCAGATCTGCTGACGCAGCCGAGCCACATGTTTTACTTCAACAGCCGCTGCAACTTCATGCGCGGCACGCCAGCCGATGTGAAGTGTCGCATCGAAGAACTGGCTCAGTCCTTGGGGGATCCAAGGATCATCGTCACGGCGCCGCTCTTCAACAGGCAGCGGCGCCTGGAAGCCTACGGGCTTCTCGCCCGAGAGTTCGGGCTCCACTGAAATTCGCCAGCACCGATCAACCGAGCATCCGGGACGGACCTCGACCGATCGCTGCTGGCAACTTCGATTCCCCGAGACCCTCGGGGATATCACCGGCCCTTCGAGCGGGATGCTTGGCGGGCCTCTTATCACGAGGGGCGGGATGCCCCGCATTTCCGGGATGGATATGCTCAAAGCAGTCGTTACTGATCTCAACCAGCTCGATGAGAGCCTGCGTGGCTACTACGTTTCGAAGGACGGGAAGTTCTTCCTGAACGTGACGCCGACCGAAGGTTTCGAACTCGACAACGTGCAGGGCCTGAAGAACGCTCTCGGCGCGGAACGCAACAACGTTTCGATCCTGAAGGCGCAGCTGCAGCCCTACGAAGGCCTCGATGTGACCGCGGCGAAGACCGCGATCGAACGCATCACCGCCTTCGGTGACATCACGCCGGAAGCCGCCAAGACGGCGGTCGAAACGGCGACACGATTGCAAGCACTCGATCCCCAGAAAGAGGCTGAGACGATCGCGAACACCAAGCTCGAAACCTTCAAGGGACAGATCTCCGCGCAGTACGCGACCAAGGAGACCGAGTTCAACCTGAAGGTCAAGGGCCTGGAGGACACGAACGCCAGCCTGACGGGGCAGCTTCAGACCTTGATGCGTGACAACGCGATCCAGGCCGAAGTCGCAAAAGCCAACCCACTGGACGACGCGCGGGATGCCGTCGAACTCCTGGTGTCCAAGTTCGTCAAGACGTCCATGAAGGACGGCAAGGTCGTCGTCGAGGTGCTCGACACCAACGGCAACCCCCGCATCAAGGACGTGAATGGCACTCCGGTCACCGTCGCTGATCTCGTCGCTGAGATCCGCGAAAGCCGCGCCGCTCTCTTCAAGCCTGACGAGAAGCGCGGACTGGGCACTCAGCCCGGAAGCACTGGCGTACAGCCGGCCGGCGGGGTCGTGAACCCCTGGGCCGCTGAGACGCGCAACCTCACCCAGCAGATGGTGCTGGAAAATACCAAACCCGAACTGGCCAAGCAGCTCAAGGCTGCAGCCGGCGTCACGGACTAACCTCCAACACGCTCATTCAATTGCACCGCCGGGACGTTCGCGCCCCGGCGTTTGCTTGAATGCAAAAAGCTGCACCCGAAGAGGGGCAAAGGCCAGTCAAAACTCAAGAGTGAGATATGACTGCAACCGCACTCGCGGACATGATCGTCCCGACCAAGTTCAACAAGTACGTCCAGGTTCTCTCGACGCAGAAGTCCGAGCTGTTTCAGTCGGGCATCATCACGGACCTGTCCAGCGTCATCGACGCCGAGATCGAAGGCAAGACGGTCAACATGCCGTTCTTCAACGACCTCGACGCCTCGGACGCCGAGCAGGTGCTCGACGACAACTCCGACCTGACCGTCAGCAAGATCTCCACCGGCCAGGACGTGGCCGTGAAGCTTCTGCGCGGTAAGGCGTTCGGTTCGACCGACCTCGCCGCCGACCTGTCGGGTGCTGACCCGATCGACGCCATCGCCAACCGTTTCGCCGACTGGTGGAACAAGCGCATGCAGACCGCTCTGCTCTCGGCCCTCGCGGGCGCGATGGGCGCGGCCAGCATGGCGGCGAACGTCAACGACATCTCCGCGCTGACCGGTGGTGCTCAGTACTTCGACGCCGACTCGTTCATCGACTCGGCCTTCTTGCTCGGCGACGAGCAGGGTGGTCTGACCGGTGTCGCCGTCCACTCGCTGACCCTGAAGGCGATGGTGAAGGCCGACCTGATCGACTACATCCCCGACAGCCAGGGCAAGCTGACCATCCCGACCTATCTCGGCAAGTCCGTGATCGTCGACGACGGCATGCCGGTGAGCGGCGCGGGCGCGACCCGCATCTTCACCACCTACATCTTCGGCCCCGGCGCGATCGGCTACGGCGAACGCTCCCCGAAGGTCCCGGTGGAGGTCGAGCGCCAGGCTCTGAAGGGCATGGGCCAGGAGTACATCGTCAACCGCCGGCAGTGGGTCATGCATCCGCGCGGCGTGAAGTGGCTGGGCGGAACGCAGGCTGGCGTCACGCCGGCCAACAGCGAGCTGGCCACCGCGACGAACTGGCAGCGCGTGTACGATCCCAAGATCGTCCGCATCGTCGCCTTCAAGCACATGCTGGCGGCCTAATCGTCTGACCCTCAGACGGTGAGCTGAAACACAGGACCCTCCCTGGCTCTCGAAGCTGGGGAGGGTTTTTTGTGACTCTGGAGAAATTCATGTTTGGATCGAAAGGCTTCCGCGCCAAGGAAGCGACTGCGAACTACAAGCGTCGCATCAAAAAGCTTCAGACCGACGAGGTCCGCGCCGTTCGCTTCGCCAATCTGCACGGCAATGCCGAGCCGGCCGTTGCGCCGGAAGCGGTGGAGCCTGCCGAGGTCGAAGTGACCGAGGAGACCCAGCCCGCGACGACCGACGCCCCCGCGCCGGAGACGCCCGCCGACGAAGCCGGTGAGAACGGCGACGCGCCTGCCGACGAGGCTGGTGACGAAGACGCCGAGGACGCTGGCGACGAAGATGCCGGCGAGGATGCCGCCGAGGGCGAGGCTGACGCCGCTCCCACGGAAGGCGAGACCGCCCCGAAGAAGAAGGCCGGCAAGGCCAAGAAGAAGTCCGCCAAGTAAGCGGCAGGAGTAGTCATGGGATACGCGACGAAGGAAGACATCGACGAGCTTTACGGCACCGACCTCCTCGTCAAGATCGCTGACTACGACCGTGACGGCACGCCGGACCCCCTCGTTGTTGACAAGGGGCTCCAGGCTGCCGACGAGATTTGCGACGCCTACCTGTCTGCCCAGTACACCATCCCGGTGGTCCCCACGCCCGGCGTGGTGAAGAACTGCGCGATCGACATCGCGGTCTACAAGATCGCGCTCGGCCGCGGCGGGCGAACGGATGAAATGCGCGTCCGGTACGAAGACGCTCTTGCCCTGCTGGAGAAGATCTCGACCGGCAAGGTGGGCCTTGGCTTACCGCCCACGACCGGCACCGACGAGAACGGAGACCCGGTGACGACCAACCCGAACGTCAAGCGTTCCGGAGGGTCGTTCGACTGCGGGAGGGCCTGATGCCCGCCGAACTCAAGTCTCGGATGACCGTCAAAGGTCTCGCCGAGCTGAACAAACGCATCGCCGAGCTGCTGCACGACGCCGACAATCTGCGGCCGGTCTGGGATCAGGCAGCCGAGTACATGGTGCGCTCGACGCAGAACCGCATCAACCAGACGCACAAAGGTCCGGACGGAACGCCTTGGGCTCGCCTGGCCGATCTCACGGTCAAGCTGAAGGGCAACGACTGGCCACTCTATGCCACCGGCAAGCTGGTCAATGGCATCCAGGTCGGACAAGTCAACCGCGCCGGCTTCACCATTCAGTCGACCGCGACGAATGAGGACGGCCAGAACTATTCGAACTGGGTCCAGAAGGGCGTTCGCC